ATCTACTTTGGTTAGCACGGTTAAAACGGTAGAAAGAGCGATTGAGTCAGCGATACAAGTGATGGCTGAGTGGGATGGTATTACAGGTGATATAAGCGTTAAGTTAAATACTGACTTTGTAGATACTAAGATTAACGCTCAAGATATGACCTCATTAATGGGTGCTTGGCAATCTGGAGCTATATCTCACGAAACATTCTTATTCAATATGAGGAGGGGCGAAATACTAGACCCAAACACCTCTATTGAAGATGAAAGAGATAGGATAAATGTACAGGCTGGTGAGTTTGAGTAATGCCTTCAGTTAATGACAAAATCTTAGACGAGATAATCGGTCACTCGGTTGATTTACAGCGCCTAGAAGCCTCTGTTAAGTTCAGGATACGCAAAGAGTTAAAGAAGCTAGAAAAAGGGCTTGTAGAGGAGCTGAACAACTCTAATATTTGGGATGCTAGAAGAGAACAGACTAAGCAAAAAAGACTAAAAGCACTTCTCAAGCAAACTAAAGAAACGATTGAAAGCACTTATAAATCTATCTCTAAAGAACACTTAATCACGTTAGCAGGTGTTGCGTCTTTGGCTGAGAAACAAGCGGTTAAGTCTATTAATAAATCTATTAATTTTGAATTAGCCTCTGTATCAATGTCTAAGCAAATGTTAAAAGCTATAGCCTCTGATACCTTGTTTGAAGGTGCGCCCTCTAAAGAGTGGTGGGCTAGAAGAGGTGAGGCGTTCAGACTGAAGTTTTCTGACACAATTCGTCAAGGAATGATGCGAGGAGAGACAAACGATACTATTATTAGAAGCCTAATTGGCACTCCATTAAACAAATTCAAAGATGGAGCATTAACGCCTAATTTTAGAGGTGCTGATGCTTTGGTAAGGACATCTATACAAGCCGTAGCAAATGAGTCAAGACTAATGACCTATGCTGACAACGATGATATTATCAAAGAGATAGAATGGGTGTCTACATTGGATTCAAGAACTTCACCTTTCTGTAGAGCTTTAGATGGACTCCGATGGAGTAATCCTGATATGAAGCCGATTGGTCATCATAGAAGGTTTCCTGGCACAACTGCTCATTGGAATTGTCGTTCTACACAAGTGTCTATCATTAAGAGTTGGGATGAATTAGGAGCAAAAGGTAAATTCAAGGAAATACCAGATAGTACAAGGTCAAGCATGGATGGACAAGTTTCTGAAAAATTAAATTATGAAGGTTGGCTTAAGACAAAATCTAAAGGGTTTCAAAAAGAAGTTTTAGGGGCAAAGAAATACGAGTTATGGAAAAAGGAAAAACTGTCATTTACTGATATGGTAAATCAATCAGGTAACGCTCTAACTGTAGAGCAAATATTAAATAAGTTATAGATTTTTAAAAAACGTGTCAGAGGCACATTATTCGGAGAATAAAAATGAGTGAAGAAGTAGAAGTAAAGACATATTCAGAAGATGAATACAACAACGTGAAAGATAAGTTAGATGAGTTTCGTGGTAACAACGTCAAGCTAATGAAAGACATGGAAACATTAAGCGCTAAGTTTGATGGCATTGATGTAGATGGCTATAAAGAAATGGTTAAGAACCAACAGGCTATGAAAGACAAAAAGTTAATTAGCGAGGGCAAGATTGACGAATTATTAGAAGAGCGCACTAAGACTATGCGTGAGAAACATAACCAAGAATTAGAGAAAATTCAAGGACTTAACGGTACTTTGAATAAACAACTAGAGACACTTGTTATTGATAATGCTGTAAGAGATTCAGCAACTAAGGCAGGTGTAGTTGATACAGGTGTTGACGATGTATTGTTACGTTCACAATCAGTATTCACCCTTGAAAAAGGCAAGGCTGTACCTCATGACCCTAATGGAAATATTATCTATGGTGAAGGTACATCAGAGCCTATGTCAGTACAAGAATGGGTTAAGGGTCAAATGGAAGTAGCACCACACTTGTTTAAATCTTCAAATGGTAGCGGTTCAGAACATGGCAAGAATTATGTCGGCTCAGGCTCAAAAGATTTATCGGCATTAGAAAAACTACAGATAGGTTTCGCCAAGTAATCCCCTAAAAAAAAACTCTCCTCGTTTCCCCCCTTTAATTAGGGGGTTTTTTTGTCTGCTAAATAATTTTATAAATACTTGAATTATATTGATAAATATGGTTTAAAATAAAACCAAACGTCACAGAGTGGTGTTGTTATCCTACGTTTTTCCAGTGGAAAAAAGAGTAGTAAGTTTATATATTTTAACTTGCCTGTTTTTTTTCACAATATAGGCAAAATTTAGGAGAATGCAATATGGCATCTGTAACTCTAGCTGAATCAGCTAAACTTTCACAGGACATGCTTGTAGCTGGCGTTATCGAAAACGTCATTACAGTAAATCCTTTTTACGACATCTTACCGTTTCAATCTATTGACGGTAACTCACTAGCATACAACCGCGAGAACGCTTTAGGCGCTACCGAGTGGGCTGGTGTAGGCGATACTATTTCTGCTGGTAAAGCGGCAGCAACATTTACTCAAGTAACAACTAGCTTAACAACTCTAGTTGGTGATGCTGAAGTAAACGGTTTAATCCAAGCTACACGTTCTAATATGACTGACCAGAAGGCAGCACAAGTTGCTTCTAAGGCTAAGTCTATTGGTCGTGCTTACCAAGATAAGTTAATCAACGGTACAGGCACTAGTGATGAAATCACAGGTCTATTGTCTTTAGCTACATCAGCTCAAACTAAGACAGGCGCTACTAACGGCTCTGACTTATCTTATGACTTGCTAGATGAGACTATTGACAAGGTAACTGATAAAGATGGTGACGTTGACTACATGATGATGAATGCTCGTACTATTCGTTCTTACTATGCACTACTTCGTGCTTTAGGTGGCGCAGGTATCGGTGAAGTTATCACTCTACCTTCAGGCAAGCAAGTACCTTCATACAGAGGTATTCCTATCTTCCGTAACGATTACATCCCTGTAAATCAGACTCGTGGTACTTCATCTACTTGTACTTCAATTCTTATGGGTACATTAGATGACGGCTCTATGTCACACGGTATCGCAGGCTTAACAGCTAGTGGTAACGCAGGTGTGTCTGTAGAGGAAGTAGGCGCTTCAGAAACTAAAGACGAGACAATCACTCGTGTTAAGTTCTACAACGGTCTAGCTAACTTCTCTGAGAAGGGTTTAGCAATGTTGAACGGTATTAAAAACTAATATTGTTTAACCAAAATCCTCCTTGCCTTAACTGGCTTGGAGGTACTAATTAAGGAAAGAATATGGCATTAAACGCAACCGTAAATGGCTCATCATCAGATAGTTACATTACAGTATCAGACGCTGATGCCTATCACGCAACACACTTATACGCTACTGATTGGACGAGTGCTTCAACAACAGACCAAGAAAAAGCATTAAAGATGGCTACTCGTATATTAGACGAAAAAGTAGATTGGTCAGGCTCAAGGGCTACCAGTACACAATCTCTAGCATGGGGTAGAACAGGCGTTACTGACGATGGTCAAGCCGTAGAGTCAACAGTACACCCACAAGCCATTAAAAATGCCACAGCAGAATTTGCAAGACATCTCATAGCAGGTGATTCAACAGGTGATGCTCAAGGTAAAGGATTGAGTAGCCTAGCAGTAGGTTCAATTACTTTGTCATTTGATAAAACAGATACAGCAGGAGTTATCCCCTCGATTGTGCAAGAAATGTTAAGAGGTTGGGGAGTTATCCATGCTCGTGCTAAGTTTGGTACTGTATCGGTGGTGAGGTCGTAAATGGGGCTACGCACATCAATAGCAGATGCAGTTGGTTCAGCAATAACGGCAGTTGGCGATATAGCTGAAACGATTACATATAAGGCAAATACAGCAGGCTCTTACAATGTAACGACAGGAGTGGTGAGTCATACTGCTACTACCTATACGTTTAGTGCTGTGGTATATCCTTTTGGTGCATCAAGAGCAGGCAAGAATGATATTGTCGATGGGGTTACTGCTGACCTTGCCATATTATTTGCAAGTGATGATTTAGCTGTAACTCCCGATACCAATGACTTAATTGTAAGGGATTCCGATACTTATAAGATACGTCAAATTACACAAGACCCAGCAGGTGCTTCCACTAGATTAATCGTTACGAGGTTAGGGTGAAAAATACTATATTAACCAAAGGTATTAAGAAAGCATCAGAAGGGATAGAAACGTCTGTGGATGAGATAACAAGAAAGATAGCTTTGATAGCTTATGATGGCATAACTAAAAAAACTCCAGTTGATACAGGGAGAGCGAGAGGTAATTGGAATTTAAGTGTAGGCTCACCTGATTCAACGATAGATGAAAATGCAACAAAGATTAAGCCAGCAAAATTAAAAAAAGGTGATGGTTTGGAAGCTATATACATTACCAATAACCTGCCTTATATAAAACGGTTGGAGGATGGACATAGCAAAATCAAAGCCCCTAAAGGTATGGTGAAAGTAACACTAGCCGAAATA